CTTGCTATATTTATTTTATATTTATCTACATTAAGTGAATCCATATATATATCTTTAACAACTTTATTATCAGAATAATCCTTATCAAAATTACCACTTATTTCAAATGTTTCATCCAATTCTAATTCATTCACATTTTTAATATTTAAATACTTTCTATCTTCTTTATCTACATTAATTTTAAAATCTACTTTCAAGTTAAAATCTGAATTTGGTTTGGTTTCAAAATTAATATTAATAATAAACGAAGTGTCCTTTAAATTAAATACTTTAAAATTATCAGTCATACCAAATTCTAAATTAACATTCTTTTGTAAACTATATATTAACCATGCAAATCCTTTAACCTCATCAATTAATGAATTTATTAAAATTTCTTTAAAAGTAGATTCTCCTGATGATGGTGTTAAAAATGAATTTTTAAAAATAATATCATCAGAAACATTACTTTTATTTCCATCACTTTGAAAATTATAGAATGATGTATCTAATGCCCATGATTGAGCCATTGAAACATCCCCATCCTTAATCATCCCTCTTTTATTAATTTTAAAAATGTTCAAAAATAAATCTGTTAAATGTGATCTCAAATTCCTATTAAAAATATTATTTCTATAATCATTACTTATCCAATTTTTAAGTAAACTTTCATCTTTTGAAATATCAAAAACTTCCCTTTCAGTATCAAGTGGTGTATCCACTAAGACATCTGTACCTTTCATTAAATTAATTCTACCAGTTTTTTCAACATCATATTTAAAATTATGTTTAGTATCAAACAAAAACTTTAAACTACTTATAAAATCAATTGTAGTTTCTCTTGGATAACCAGGTATCCATCCCGCATCAAATACAATTTTATCATCTTTTGTAACTGCATCTAAATACATTTTAATAACATCTGGAGTTTGGTTCTTTTCCATTAGTGCTAAAGTTTTTGGAACTCCATTCTCTACTCCGATATTCATATAAACCAATCCTGATTTTCTTGCTTCATCTAAAAACTTCTCATTCATTTTTTTATGAGTTCTAAAATAACCACCATATCTTATTTTTGGTAATTCTCCCTTGTCAATTAATTCATTTAATACATCAACAAATTTTTTATAATTACTTATTGAACCATTTATCAATGAATCTGTAAACCAAAAATTTTCAACTCCATATTCTTTATTTAATTTTGTTATATCTTCAATTAACTTTTCAGGACTTCTATATCTATACAATCGAGTCTCACTACAAAAAGTACATTTAAAAGTACATCCTCTTGAACCTTGAATTGGTACTGTCAACTTTGGGCCAAAATCTGATGTTTTATCTTCTTTTCTAATTTCAGTATAACCTTTTAAAACTTCTTCACTCCAAGTTGGTGTACTTAAAGTATCAAGGTTCATTATCTGTAAATTGCCAGTATAAACTGGTTTTCTACCACTACGACCTTGTTCTAATACAGTCGCGAATGATGGTCTTAGTTTATCCCACTTCCAAATTCCATTTGTATTATCATAACTCCCAGTTTCTATTAAATCGGTTGCTAAATCTACAATAGTTTTCTCACCTTCATTTGTACCACATCCAACATCTACAAATTCTCTGTACTTTCCTTTTATCAATGATTCATTAGTTGACTGATTTGAACCAAGTTCGCTAAGTCCACCGTTTTCACCATACCAACAAAATGGGCCGCCATACCATATATGTATATTGGGATTAAGTTGTCTTAAATAACGAGCAAGATAATCTGTTGTCATTATATTTGATGAATATGTAGTAAAACTAACTGCATCAAATTCAGATAATTCTTTTACTATATCAAACCAAAATTCTTGAAACAATGGAACAATTTGTTCCCAAAAAACTCCCTTTGTAGACCAAGGATCATCTTGAGTCCATTTTTTAAAATACTCTTTATGATTATTTTTTAAATACAATGAACTCATCATATTAATATCATATTGAGTTGGATTAAACCCCGCCTCCTTTAAGGCTGTATTTAAACTACCTAACGCAAATGAAGGAGTTGATATAGACCATTGTGGACAAATACATAAAGCTATTTTTAAATCTTTTTTGTCCATCATACAAAAGTGTCTCCAACGGCCCAAGTAACTAAGGAATATCTATGTCCATTTGTAATTGGTTTTACTTCATGTCCATAAAATGATGGAAATATTAAAGCCCTGCCCTTTCTTGATTCAATATGTGTACCATCGAAAAACTTAAATTCACCACCTTGATAATCCTCTCCCTCATTACTTAAAAATATAATTATAGTTAACTTAACTACAGTAAAAGGATCAATGGGATGGAAATCTGAATGTGGTGTATACCAGTCCTCTCCATCATATCTATGCCCCATAAGTTTATTTTTATATATACCTGAAATATTATATTTGAAAGATGTAGTGTTAGCTATTTCAATCAAACTCCAAACTTTATCTAAATATTTTTGTTCTACAATATCAGCAATATTTAACTTACAAATCTCATCTTCCATCGTTGGTTGTTCTTCAATAATAGAATACGAACCTACCTTTGGTTTTGCATTATTATCAATATAGTTTCGTACTTCATTACATTCATCTTCAGTAAAGAAATTATCCCTTGTTAACCACCATCTAAATGATGGATTTTTTTTAAGAGTATCTATATCTATTGGTTTATACAAAAGTATTTCCTATTATAAATTCTTGTAATGAATATCTAACACCACTTGTAACTGGTGTAACTCTGTGAAATAACAATGGACAAAATATTAATAATGTTCCTTTTTCTTTTGGCATTTCATAAAATTCTAAAGTCTTTGGGTCTTGTATTGCTAATTGTGTAGAACCACCTTCATATTCGCTTGGAGCTGATAATTGAAGTATTGTAACTAATTTTCTTCTTGAACTCTCACCATTATTAAAATCTGAATGCCATGTATAAAAATTATCTGATTTATATTCAATCAATTTCATATTATTTTCTGGTTCTTGTATATGAAGATTCCAAGATAAATGATTACACATCTTAGCCGCAATAAATAATTTCTGTTGTAATGAACTATAATCCCCTACAACATAATCTCTCATATCTTTGTGTAAATACCATTCTGTAACATTTCTAAAATCTGTATTGTGATCATCACCAAAGTGGTCATCTAAACAACCTTGTTCACTTTTTTCGGTATTCTTTATTCTTTCAACCAATTCATCACACTCATCGTTTGTGAAAAAATTTGGTTTACTCATATACCACTGCCAATTATTATTCTGTATCATCTATCCAACCTTTTAAATAATCTGCAAAAATTCTATGTCCTTTTTCATTTGGATGTCCATTTTTACAAAATACTTTTTCTAAATTATTTTTATCTTGTGTTATAACCTCATAAAAAGCTTTGTCTGTAAAATTATTAATATTTAAATCTCTATGTGATTTTCCAAATGAAAAAAATAATATGTGTTCTACTCCAAGTGATTGTAAAAATGTTTGGAATAAAATTATATCATACATTTCCCAATCATATTTAGAACGACTCTCTATTGTAAATCCTATAATAAATATTGTTTCATTGTGAAGTTGTTGGTTATTGTAAATCCATTTCATAGTATTGACTATGATTGTTTCATTACTACAACCTGAGATAGATTCATTAACTTCATTAAGATTTAAGTCATTTGATATTAACCGACTAAATCTTTCCTCTTTTTGGGCTTCAAGTTCATCACCCTCAACCCAACTACAACCATTCACATATAGAATTTTTTTATTTAAAACCATTATTTTTTATTAAAATTATTTATTATGCACTAAATAACCCTCAGCATAATAATTGTGTGTTCCATCTACCTCAAAGTTATATACAGTAACCTGTTCATCACTCAACTCAATAGTTTCAATTGTATGTTCCAATCCATCTACATGAAGTATTTTATCTCCAATTGATAAATCACCAGCCTCTACCCACTTACCATCAGTATAAAATGGATGAACAGAAGTAGTTTTAATATTTCCATTTAAAATCATATAATATCTATCAGTATGTACATATGTTTTTGTTACTTTAGAATCAACAACTGAACTTGTTCCTACATCAAATGATTTAACAATATCACCTATCTCTACCTCTTCAATAGATTTTACTCCTTCATGCATTTGAATTTGTGTTCCACCAACAAAACATGGTGGTAAATTATGAACAAGAATATCTGAACCAAAGTATGTATCTATTTCTTCAACATCTAAGGAATAAAAAGTAGTTGTTTCACTCACTAATGATATACTATCTATATTAATTTCTTCTTCAGAACTACTTAAAATTTTCATTCCAGTCTCAACATATTCAGGCAGTTTAAAACAATACTCTGAACCAGATTTTACAAAAAGTGATGCCCCAGTTCCTATTTTATATGAACTATTAATAAGATAATATTGATCTAATTCATCACTTCCCCATCCAGTTACAACTGAACTTGTAAGTTCAGCATTCTCTATAGATGAAGTTGACCAACTCCACATATTACTTAATTGAAATGGGCCTGCTGTATCTTCTGGTTGTCCAGGAATATTATAAGATGATACAATGTCTCCAATTTGAATGTCTTCAACATCTTTACTACTACCATCATGCATTCTAATTGGTGTTCCCTCAATAAAAGTATCAGGGTTATGTAGATAATTTATTTTATACTCATTACTACCACTAGCAACTGGTGTTTTTCTACATGAGTATCCTCTTAAATTAGATGAATCTGAAGTTAAGTAAACACTTGAAGAAGATGTGTGTAAAACCAACCCTCGAATAACATCTGTTTGTAATGAACCTACAATTACATCTGGAACAATATATTCTTCCACTACAGATCCTGAATTAACATAATCTGAAAGTGAACCAGTAGTAGCATCATTTAAATCAAGAAAAGAATTACCCCTTTTTAAATCTGTATTGGGGGATTTCACCACAACATCTGGAACACCTGCTCCATTACTAAAATCTGATGGTAAATCTGCATATTTTCTTGGTTGATAACTATATAGTCCAGAAGAGCTTACATAATTATTAAAACTCAATTTATTTGCTGAATACTCACCAATTGAATTATCAGTATCATAAGATATTTTCATCACAAAAACATTAGCATCAGATGAAGAAATTTCTGGGATAACAACTGGATATGGGTCTACTAATATTTTCTCATATTCTATATCAGCAGAAGATAAACTTGAACTCAAATGTGTTAAAAATCCATCTTGTGGTTTTGCTCCAACTTCAGTATTATCACAAACAACACAAAGTTTATTATAACCACCACTACCTAAAAAAGTATTTAATGCATCAAAATCTACCCAATTAGTATCTATATTTCTCATTCTTAAATTAGTATTTATTTCTGCTAAATATATATCACCATCGGATGCCACCCAATCATACATACCCAAAATACCCTCATTGTTTTGCTCTCCATCCCAATGAACACTCTGTGTAAAAAGATTAGCAACTTCTAAACTTTTGTCTCGTAAAGAACCACTATATATCGTTTTATTATAATCTGCCATAATTTATATCCTTAATTTGGAAGTTTGTATACACTTATAAATATCATATTTCTTTTATTTCTGTAAAAATATTTTCTTTCATAACTGATAGTGCTGGTGTATTCCAATCTTCTAATTTAATTGATGCATAATTATACCCTTGTTTAACGATTTCATTACATCTCAACCATACTAAATCACTACCCAATCCTTTATTTCTATATTCTGGTATTATATAACGATTACATAAATAAGGATATTGTCTATTCCAATCTATAAATGCCCAACCACACTCAGTTAAATAAAATGTCCAATTATCTTTTAATCTACTTCTTAGGTCTTTTAAATTCCACTCTTTCCAGTCCTTTCCAAATGAATCTTTAAAGTTATCCAACTCTTCTGATATTACTTGTATTTGTTCTGAATGAATATCATTGTAGTTTGTAACCACTTGATACTTTTGAACTTCTTTTGGTTCGTAATTACTTAAATCTATCTTGTAATACAAAATTATGTATCACTATCTAAATCTAAACCAGTTCCTTGTAACATTGTCTTTGGAACTTTTCCACAATTTCCACAACTATAAACATCAATCGGTACTAATGCTTCTTTTCCTGTTGGTGATACAATTGCTGATAATCTTTTTATTATCGTGGATTGTATAAACAACACATTATTACATTCAGGATCATCACACCTTACGGTATCTGCTTTCGATAAATCTACCTGTGGTTGTGCTTGTGGTGGTTTTTGAAACTGTCTTTGTGGTTTTGTACTCATTTTATCTCCTTTATATATTTGTGTATATTTCTAAATTTTTATATTTATTTCGTAAAGATTTTACATTTTCTATTTCACTTATAAAATCTTTATATTCTGAATGGCTTTTATTATTTATATTTTTTGTTTTCCAAACATTTTCTGTAAAAGTTCCCCAATTATTTATATGTATAAAATTAACTTCCGTTCTCATATTATTTAATTTCTGAAAATAATCTGACATCTTTATAAACCCTACCATTTCTTTATAATTATTATCTTGTACTACAAATGTCATTCGTACAAAATCTAAATTTGGTATTTCTGTAAATATAAAATGTAAATTCTTATGTAATGTTTTCCACTTACCACCTACTCTAATTTTATTATAAGTTTCTTCAGTACACGCATCAATACTAATTTCAGCAGTTATTCGTGGTATATCATGTAAATTACTTAAACTATTCCACATCTTTTTAGTCCACCCATTTGCATTTGTATGTAAATGTAAATTTCGTGTATCGGGATATTTTTCCATATTAATAGACTTTAAAAGATTTCTCCAAAACTCTCCACCGAATCCATCTCCACTTGCAGTAATATAAAGTTCATTTGCGTCATCCATAGCATCACACAATATTACCTTTTGTATTTTCTCTGAGTTCTCTCTTTCTTTTCCCGTTGTCTGTATATAATCTAATCTACAACTTGGACATTTCAAATTACAACTTCTATCATGTGAAAATATAACACATTCTGGACCCCACGGCAACTTTACCATCTTTTCAGATATAATTTTCTTCCACTTCTCTTCACCATTAGGATTTATTTCTTTTGCATTCCATAATTTATGAAAAGTACTCTCATCATAAATTGGAAAATATCCATTATCATATATGGTTTCATCTACATCTTCATTATACCATCGATTTAAAAATCCACATTCAGTTGAATCACAATACTTAAAATCACCATCATGCATTGATTGTCTTAATTTTTGTGCAACTTCACCATTCCAAATATCATCCCATTCATCTTCTAAAGAATTTCCAGAAGGGCCACAAGTTATCCATGCATTAACCCATCTTTTTTCTTCCTCACTCCATCCACCTGAAACACATTGCCATACTTTTCCATCATGAAAGAATTCTGCATTCCTGAATGGAGCTACACAAAATCCTTTTCTCATTTTATTTTTCCAATTACCTCAACGAACATAGCCATAATATTAATCTCTTTATCCACTACTATAGCATCACTTTGTTGATATTGACTTAATGTTAAAATACATTCTGCAACATGACCTCTACCCCAATCATCTACTGTGTCAAATAGTAATCTAAATAAATCACTAAAGTCTGTTATTTTGGAATCTGCCAATACTTGTCTAATGTTTTTAAACGAATTCTTTTTATCTTGTGTTTTTAAAATATCTAATACTTGGTTCTTGTAGTCATTCTGTATTGCCATTCCCTCATCAATAACAAGTTTACCATTTACAACTTGTCGTTGTATAGAATTTATAACTCTTCTTATATCTGGATAACCACCATTAACTATCGTTACAATGTCATCTACTGTTGCATCCACCTTTTCATTCTGTAAAATATTTGAAACATGAAGTGCAACTTGTTTCCTATCTGGTGGTATAATTTGAAAAGATTGACATCTCGATTGAATTGGGTCTATAACTCTCTCTACGAAATTGCAGGTTAGAATGAATCTACAATGTTTACTAAATGTTTCCATCAAGTTACGAAGTGCTGCCTGTGCATTTGGTGTGATGTAATCACACTCATCTAAAATGATAATCTTCATCTCTGCAAACCCAAGTGTTGAGGCAAAGTTCTTTACTTTATCTCTAACTATCTCTACACTATTCTCATCTGATGCATTAATATATAGATAATCACAATCTATATTATTAACAAGTAGTTTTGCGAGAGTGGTCTTACCTGTACCAGCTCTTCCGTACAGTAAAAGATGTGGTAAGTCGCCACTCTCCAGATAAACCTTAACCTTACTCTTTAGATGTTCATTTCCAATGTAAGTGTCAAGGTTTGAAGGCCGATACTTTTCTACCCATAAACTATTTTTAATTTCTTCCATTATAACTTTTTCCAAATCCAAATTGGTTCACAAAATCTTTTATCTTTGGTTTCTTCTGCCTTCTTAATCGTAGAGCCATGAAACCTTTCATCTGATGCTCTTGCCATTCCTGCTCCACCACTATTTGGTCGTTTAGCCATTTCCATTCCAATACAACCTTGATACTCTGAATCACTAAATGTTGATAAAAAATCATTCATAGGATTACAAATCTCTACCATATTTCTTTGTGTTCCAGTTCTAGCAAATACATCAGCAATATTCACTAATAAATATCCACCACTCTTAATAGAAACCCATAAATTTTCAATAGTTTTCTGTAAAAAGTTTTTATTCCAATCATCTATTTCTTTATATCGTACCCAACTTTGAGTATCTTCATAACTATATCTTTCTACTGAAAAATATGGTGGTGATGTAAATACGGTATCAAACATATTTTCATACACTTTAAAGTCCACATCCTCTGCGGGGGATTCAATAAATTCACAATCCTTATCGACTTCAAAAAACATATTTCTATGTTTTTCATAGAACTCTTTTTGTTCTCTGTAGATAGGATGGTTTTCTTTTCTTGGATCTATTCCAAGATAATACTTACCACTTTCACTACCATAGAATCCTGCTAATCTATCACCCCAACCTGCACTAAAATCTAATATGTTTTCACTACCTAACTTATCGTATAGTACTTTTGCCACATTTGGTTTAAACTGTGAACAAATGTACTTTCTCAAACTTATCATAACTCTAAGAGCACCCTTATTTATTTTGGGAAGTTTTAAAGTATATGCGGCACCCATTAATGTAGTCATAAACTTATAACTACCCCAAGTTCTAATTGGTCCTGGTGCTATTGTTCCATCCACACTCCATCGATTTTCTTGTTGAAAGTAATTACTTGAAGCGTTACCTGTATTGATTCGTTTAAAGTATTGTTGTTTACCTTCGAATGTTAAATCATAACGATACTTTGTACCCTCTCGTGCAAACCACTCACCATCTACCAATAAATCATTATGTCTCATACCTTTAAGTTTCTGTAACTCTTTGTATGCTCCATTTTCTGAAATGTTCATGTATGGTGGTGGATATGTCATTGCAACTTTTGCAAGACTTTCTCGTACATCTTGTTTTTCAAAGGTGTTCTTTATGTATTCCCATTCTTTCTCTTCTATTGAAAGATAAGGCTCCATATCATAGAACTTATCAAAGTAAGATAGGTACATTAGCTAACTTGTTGTGTTGCTACCAAATAATATTCTGATTTGTATTCATCCACATTAAAGTTTATTTTACTCAAACCTGCTTTACTAATCTTTAGAGAAGCACCTGTACACTCTTTATTTGCACTCAATATATTTGAAAACATATTAGCATTAAATGAGATTGGTTCAATTTCTGTATATTCTTCAACTTCAACTGGAATTGTAATACGATTACTTGCAACATTACTATAACCTATAACAACACTAACCTTTCCATCTTTTGTTATTATTGTAAAAGATTCACTATCTGTAAGAGCACCCTTACCCATAATGAATGTATTTATAAAGTAAGAATTTACTTTAATATCTAAATCAAATTCACTTGGTAAGTTTTTCAACGCTGGTGGTGTTGGTATTACACTTAAATCACTTAACATATACTTTGAAGTAGTATTATATTTAGTGTCTTTCATGTCAATACTAATAAACTTATCACCCGAAGATGTTAATTTAAACTCTACATCATCACTTAAAACTGATAATAATGCTAAAAGTTGTGGTGTATTATAGACTCCTAATTCTGATGCATCTACTCCAGAGAATTTATCTACTACTACCGAACCAACAACTGATTTATCACCTGAGATAAACCTTGTTGATAGTTTTTTTCCATCACTAATCCACTTAACAGATTTAATTTCTCCACCAAGTGCATATTTGTTAATATACCTAATTAGTTGTGTTTTATTCATAACCGTTTGTTCCTTGTATTATTGTTCCTATATATACATATATATAAGATTGTTCAAAATCAAAAAAATCTTTCAATAGATTGTTGTTTGTCAACTACTGCTTCCCAACCCATACTTTCATAGAACATACCAAGTTTTTTACTCATAGCCTGCTCGAACATTCTACTACTATCTATCTTATTTTTGATTAAATCTAAAATTTCTTTTGGGTCTTCATACCCCTTATAAGCTATGGTATCAAATCCAAACTCATTATCTTTTAAATAAACCCATCGTATCTTTGTTCCGTTGGATATCTTTTCATATTTTCTACCCTCGTACCAATAATCTAATAATGAATTGTAATTTATAGCCGCCTTAACATGAACAGGAGCACCTTTCTTGTATTTAGCAAATGAACTCTCTTCATCTCTTTCAATATACTTACCAATACCCTTTACACCGATAGGATTTGCCATTACATCATAAGATAGATTGTGCATATTTCTTTTGAATATTGATATTCTCTCATCAATTTTTTCTTTTGGTACTTTTGCCAATATATCTTCTAAAACTTTACTTAATAAGTCTTTCATAGCTACTGCAAAATTACTACGAACTGTATCTAATCCTTTTACTTGTATCTTATTCACTTTTCTACCAGCATCATTAATAATATTTAATCCATATCTTTTCTTAACAATAAACAATGCTGTTTTAGCAATAACTTCTTGTTTGATATCAAACTCGTGTTTATCAACATTAAGAAACTTCTTAGAAAAGAAATCATAACTTTGATTCAAATAGTCTTGTACTTCACCACACACTTCCATAATTCGTTGTGTCATCATTGTTTCAGATAGTTTCTC